AAGCAAAGGGCAGGAAATCGCAGGCCTTCTCCGTGAGCTTGGTCTCAATCCACTCGCCGGTGATCAGCGAGCGGCCCCTGACGAGCATGTACGGGTCGAACGGGATGACCTTGATCGGCATCAAGTTCTGGGCGCTGACGATTGCGGGCGCCGCAAACAGGGACGCCACGCCGGTGAGGAAGCCACGGCGTGAGGTTGGTTGGATGATCATGCTCATTACTCCTTCGGCCCATCAGGCAGCGGCATCCAATGCGTAGGCTCCGGCAGGAACAGATCCTCGGTGTCGTGGGTGGAGCCCCACCGCTCGACGACGACGCACCAGTCCACGATCATGCACTCACCATCCCACCAGCCGAGGATGGCGGTTCCGTCCTTGGGGGCGGTGGCGATCGGGCGCCAAGGGCTCCCGGCATAACGCCTCTCGTCCGCCACCATCTTGGTGAGGGCGGCGGAGACTTCGCGCTCGGCGTCCTCTGGAATGTCTGCTGGGATAATTTCACGCGGGGTCATTTGGCCTCCCTTTCCAATTTTTCAAAATAGTCACGCACACCCCTATCCACCGCATCCAAGACCTCCGCCTTTGTACTTGTGAATCTCAAGTTCATCACAACTTCTGCGGTTAACATGCAAAGCGTCGTCATTACGACTGGTGGCCTTTTCTTCAAGAGAAAGGGCCTCATGATTGTCGCCAGATTAATGACCTCTTCAACCATATTTTCAGTTTCATCCATTGAATTGCTCCGTTTAAGTATTGTCCATTTCCTGACCCATTTTACCCGGCCCGAACTATCGCCGCACCGGACGGACCGCCGGACCCCTCCCTAGGAGGGGTGGTCCGGTCCGGTCCGTTTTCCGCTGTTTTGCCCCCAAACGGACTGTCCGTCAAAAGTCCGGTCCGGTCCGTCAGTCCGTTCGGACCCAAACGGACTAAGTCCGCAAAAGTCCGTTCCGGTCCGGTTAAGCGTGGCAATAGAAATCATGGTTTTGCCCTATCCCCATTTTTCCTAACGAGCAACACTGAAGCATAAACCCCATCGCTTACCACCCACCCATTTTCAAACGGGCTGATGATCTCAGCCGCCAAAAGGGCGCCCACGGGCTGGTCAGGATACCCCGGCTTCATCTTCTTGTCGGCTGTCGCCTCATTGCAGCTTTCCCTCAGCTTGGCCTTGAGCGCCGACCGCGTGATATATGGCGATCCATCCTTTTCCTCGGCCCCGGAGGCCCACCAAGCGTCCGCGAATGTTTTGAAGAACACAGACTCCTTACTTTCCTTCTTGGCCACCACAGGGGCCTCTGTGAGGCTCACGACCGCGCTCGTGACGGGCTGGCCGTCCTCGTCCACCCAGCCGGGGATTGTGACCGAGGTCAGCTCCGCCCAGACCGGCTCGGCCAGCTCCGCGTCCTTGGACTTGCGCTGGACGATCTGGATCGGGCCGCCGTCCTTGCCGGGCACGATGCTGATCTCGATGTCGAGGGCGCCCCGCCACGCGGATGACCCCCGCGCCCGGTGCTGGGCCTCGTCGCTGACGCCGGTGTGATGGACCAGCAGGACCGAGCAGTTGAACTCCGCCATGAGGGCGCCGCAGGCATCAAGCATGGTCTTTGCGTCTTGGGCGCTGTTCTCGTCCCCCAAAAGAAATCTGTGGAGAGTATCGACGACGATCAGGCTGGGCCGCTTGGGCAGCGCCCGGACGTTGTCCACCACCCTCATGTAGCCTGCGGGGGTGTTGAGGTCGCATCCGTCGCGGGAGAGCCACATGGAAAGGGGCCCGGACTGGTTGTGGACCTTCCAAGCGGCCACGCGGCCCCGAAGCCCGTGATGTCCCTCGCCCGCAAGGTAGACGACTGTGCCGGGTCGGACTTTGAGGGCGGCCCATTCGGGGACGGCCCCGGCCATCCGCAGGCACCAATCGAGGACGACGAAGGTCTTGCCGCCCCCGGAGGGGCCGTGGACCATGACGAGGGCCTTGTCCTGCACCCACCGCTTGACCAGCCACGAGATGGGCGAAGGCTGGGAGCAGAAGTCGTCGGCTGGGATGAGCCAGTCGTCCTTGGGCGGGGAGAGGAGCGCGGCCAGATCATTACCAGCCTGCTTGTAGTCATTGGCATCGCCCGGCTCGGGGGGCATGACCATGCGGGCCCCGTGCTTGGCTGAGGCCTGCTCGGCGTAACGCTGGCCGACGCCCGAGGCGTCATGGTCCGCCACGACGACAATGTCTTGGGCGGCGCCGTGGATCTCGCGCAGGATGCCGGTGACGGGGACGAGGTTGGAGGCGGAGTAGGCGACGACGCAGGGACGGTTTGTGGCCTCGTGGATGGTCGCGGCGGTTGCGAAGCCCTCGGCGACGTAGAGGGTGCCGGGCTCGTCGATGGTCCCGACCTGCCAGAAGCGCGACCCGGTCTGGGCGCCGGAGTGGTAGAGCTTGCCGCCGTCTGCGGCAATGTATTGGAGGCTGGAGAGGTTCCCGGCCTGATCGAAGAGGGGAACAATGAGGCGCCCGTCACCTGTTACGCGGGCGCCGTGGGTCTTGATGCCCTTGGCCTTGAGGTAGGGATGGTCCGGGCTGGCGGGGCCGCACTCAATCCAGATGGTCTCGACGGTGCTGGCGGCTATTTCCTGCTTCTTGGCCGTCTCGGCATCGCGAAGGGCCTTCGCCTCGGCCATGCGGCGGACGTGGGTCATTTCCTCGGTGTGGGTCAGCTTGCGACCAACGTCCGCCCGCCAAGTTGATTCGACGCCCGATCGCCAGCACCCGAAGCGACCTGCGGGGATGCCGTCGCCGAAGGCGATGTACCAGCCGGGCTTGTCGTGGCCGCCGGAGCCCTTGGCGCCAGAAAAAAATCTGTGGACTTTCCCATCCAGCAGAATCTCTTTTGGCGGGGTGAGGCCGGAGCCCATGATCGCATCGCGGAGCTGATCCTCGGGGGACAGTGTGTTCTCGGGAGGGGGCGCCCACGGGCCGCCCAAAATTCCGGTGAGGTCAACCATTGGCGGCACCTTCCAAATAGTCGCTCAAAGCCTTGAGGACTTTATAGCTGGGGTTGGCGTCTTCATTGTCCCGGACGCCCCGGATTGTATTGTAATGGAGGCCCGTCGCCTCGGCGACCATGCTAATTCGCCGGTCGCGTAAGGCAAGCCTGATCGCCTCTATTGTCATCATTTTTGAACCTCTTGTGGATTTTTGATATTTCCCTGTTGCTAAATGCCAGAGCCACGACTAGATTGCAAGTGTTGATCGACCGGATGGTCCGACCGATCAAGACAAAGGAGGCCACTTTGGCCATATCTGTTAAGACGACCGGCAGTCTATCTGCCAACGGCGTGAAGATGCTTGTTTATGGGCAGGCGGGCGCCGGTAAGACCAGCCTGATCCGCACACTGCCCGACCCCATCGTGTTGTCGGCGGAGGGCGGCCTGCTTTCCATTCAGGACGCGGACCTGCCCTATATTGAAATCGCCAGCATGGACGACCTGAAGGAGGCATTCGAGTGGATGTCCACTCCCGAGGGCATGAACTTCAAGAGCGTGGCGCTCGACAGCATCAGCGAGATCGCTGAAGTTGTCCTGAACCATGAGAAGAAGATCGCGAAGGACCCCCGGCAGGCATACGGCGCCATGCAGGAGCAGATGGCTGACATCATCCGCGCCTTCCGCGACTTGCCCGGACGCCACGTCTACATGAGCGCCAAGCTGGAGAAGTCCACGGACGAGATGGGGCGAATCCTTTACGCGCCGTCTATGCCGGGCAACAAGACCGGCCAGAGTCTGCCCTACTTCTTCGATGAGGTTCTGGCGCTGCGGGTCGAGAAGGACGCGGACGGCAACACCCAGCGCGCCATCATGTGCGACTCGGACGGGCTCTGGCTTGCCAAGGACCGCTCGGGCAAGCTCGGCGCGTGGGAGGCTCCTGACCTTGGCGAGATCATTGCGAAGATTGGGGGTGCGGCATGATGCCGCTGCAAAAATTATCTGTGGAATGGCTGGAGGCAAAGGAAGCCGAGCGGGACGCCACCGACAGGCGCCGCCTGATTGAGGACGAGATGGTTCGCCTCATTGGGATTGAGCCGACGGACGAGCACACCCGCAAGGTGGAGGCCGACCCCTTCACCATCAAGATCGCCTGCCGCATCAACCGCAAGGTCGATGGTGACATGGCCCAAGAGATTGCGGCGGAAAACGACATGCAGGACCACCTCGGCCTGCTGTTCCGCTGGAAGCCAGAACTGAGCATGACCGCATGGAATGGCGTGGGCGACAACGTGAAGCAAGTCTTCTCCCGCGCAATTACCGCAACCCCCGGGCGTCCCTCTTTCACGATCATATCGGAAGCCCCTATCTCAAATATGAAGGCAAAGTAAAATGGCAAACCTCGGCGAAACCTTTGAAGTCTCCGCGCTCCCGCAGGGCAACACCGGTAATTTTGAACCCCTGCCCCCGGGCTGGTACTCAGCCACCATGTCGGCGGCTGAGATCAAGAACACCAAGACTGGGACCGGCCAGTACATTGCGCTGCGCTACGACATCACCGGCCCGACCCATCAGGGGCGTGTGGTGTTTGGCAACCTGAACATCAGGAACCAATCCCCGAAGGCCGAGGAGATCGGGCGCCAGCAGCTTGGCGACATCTGCCGCGCTATTGGCTTGGCCCGGGTGGGTGATACCGACCAGCTCATTGGCAACAGCCTGATGATCAAGTTGGACATCGAGAAGTCCGAGCAATACGGCGACAAGAACCAAGTGAAGGGTTTTAAGCCGATTGCTGGTGGGGCGCCGTCCGTTCCCGTTCGTTCGAGCGTTCAGAACGTTGCCGCTGCTCCGGCTAAGGCTGCGCCCCCGTGGGCGAAGAAGTAATATCAATGGCCGGGGCGGAAGCGCCCCGGTCTATTCAACTCAGAAGGAGGGTATGATGGATCTCAATATCTCACCGCGTCTAACTCTTGATTATGATCTTGTAAATTGCCCCTATTGTGGAGGAGGGAGTTTGCATCATTCAGTTGTAGATGTTTTTGAAAGAGGGGAAGATGAGCCAGAACATACGAAGGTTCATGTAGATGGAAGTAATGTAATTATTTCCAGAGGCAAGAATGGTAATCCTTCTCTCAGGCGTGACGGTCTTAGCATTTTTTTCTGGTGTGAGAGTTGCGAAAACCATCCCAAATTAAACATTTATCAGCACAAGGGCAGCACCTACATTCAGTGGGGGAATAAATGAAAATCCCTGACCGCGAAGACAGCATTGAGAACCTGATCGACAAGGCGCACGAGGAGAACACCGAACGCCCCCGCCCCCACATGGGCGCCTCCACGCTTGGCAGCATCTGCGAGCGCAAGATGTGGCTCTCGTTCCGCTGGGCGGTGCAGCCAAAGTTTCCGGGGCGGATCCTGCGCCTGTTTCGCCGGGGGCACATGGAGGAGCCAGTTATCATTGACAACCTTCGCCGCGTGGGCATTCAGGTGCGCGACCTTGCTGAACAGGGCCGCGTAGACTTCGGGAGCCATGTCTCGGGCAGCATCGACGCCATCATCGACAGCGGCGTTCCCGAGGCGCCGAACAAGCAGCACATTGGCGAGTTCAAGACGCACTCATTGAAATCATTCAACGACGTGGAGGCAAAGGGTGTCGAGAAATCAAAGCCTGAACATTACGCTCAGATGCAGGTCTACATGCACGGGACCGGCATCGACCGTGCTTTATACTTGGCGGTTTGTAAGGACAATGACCGCATCTACACCGAGCGAGTTCGGTATGACAAAGAGGTGGCGGAAAAGCTGGTCGCGCGCGGTAAACGTGTGGCGCTGTCTGAGCGTATGCCGCCGCCTATATCAACTGACCCGTCATGGTTTCAGTGTAAATTCTGCGATGCGCATTCTTTCTGCCACGAGACGAAGCTGACCCAGCACGTCAATTGCAGGACATGCGCGCACAGCACTCCGAAGGACGACAGCACTTGGTGGTGTGAGCGGTATGACGCGCCGATTGCGGTGGAGTACCAGCACGAGGGCTGCCAGGCGCACACGCTCCACCCTGATCTGGTGCCGTGGGCTATGAAGAACAGTGACCATGAATGGACCGCGACGTTCGAAATTGACAGAACGAACGTTCAGAACGGTGAGAACGGTTTCAGCAGCCAAGAACTGATCGACAACGCCTCGGGCTGCGTCAATCCAGTGGTGGAGAAGGTTAAACAAGTTTGGCCCGGCGCCAAGGTGGTGAAATATGACCCAGCTCCGTGATTATCAGCAACGCACCATCAACGAGCTTTATGCTTGGTTCTCGGCGGGCAATGCGGGCAACCCCTGCATCGTCATGCCGACTGGATCGGGCAAGAGCCACATTGTGGCGGCGCTCTGCAAGGACGCGCTGCAATCGTGGCCGGAGACGCAGATCCTCATGCTGACGCATGTGAAGGAGCTGATTGAGCAGAACGCTGAGAAGATGCGCGAGCATTGGCCCAACGCGCCGCTTGGGATTTATTCGGCCAGCATCAAACAGAAGCACCTTGGCGAGCCCATCACCTTCGCCGGGATTCAGTCGATTGGGAAGAAGGCGAAGGAGGTTGGCCACGTTGATTTGGTGATCATCGACGAGTGCCACTTGGTTAACCACAGGGAAAGCGGCGACTACCGCAAGTTTCTTCAGGAACTGATCAAGATCAACCCGGCGCTTCGCGTGATCGGGTTGACCGCCACGCCCTTCAGGCTTGGCCACGGCTACATCACCGACAAGCCCGCCATGTTTGACGCCCTGCTGGAGCCGGTCAGAATTGATGAGCTAATTAGCAAGGGTTTTCTGGCGCCCCTGCGCAGCAAGCACACGACTGAAAAGCTTGACGTGTCGGGCGTGAAGAAGCGCGGCGGAGAGTATATTGAGAGCGAGTTGCAGGCGGCGGTGGACACCGACCCGAAGAACCGGGCGGTAGTTAATGAGGTCATAAATATAGCCGGTGATCGAAAGGCTTGGCTATTCTTCTGCACTGGCGTTGAGCATGCCCGCCATGTGGCGATGGCGCTTGAAGAGAAGGGTATTGCCGCCGCCTGCGTGACCGGGAAGACGCCGAAGAAGGAACGCGAGAAGATCCTCGCGGACTTCAAGGCGGGGCGGCTGCGGGCGCTCACCAACGCCAATGTTTTGACGACTGGGTTCGACTACCCGGACATTGATCTGATCGCCATGCTGCGGCCCACAATGAGCCCCAGCCTATATGTGCAGATGGCGGGCCGTGGGATGCGGCCCAAGAGCCACACGGATCACTGCATGGTGCTGGACTTTGCGGGTGTGGTGGCAACGCACGGGCCCATTACGTCGGTGCAGCCGCCTAAAGCCCCAAACAATAAAGACAAGGTTGGCGAAGGCGAAGCCCCGGTGAAGGCTTGCCCGGACTGTTTTGAGTTGGTGCATCCAAGCACCAGAAAATGCCCGTCCTGCGGATACGATTTTCCAATTGAGGTAAAGAAGTTAAAGCTTCACCATGACGACATCATGGGGCTGGACGGGAGTAAGATGAAAGTCACAGACTGGCGCTGGCGCAAGCACTTGAGCCGCACCAGCGGCAAGGAAATGCTGGCGGTGTCATATTATGGCGGCCTGTCAGACCCGGCGATTGTTGAGTATTTCCCGGTAAGGCATGAGGGCTATGCGGGGCAGAAGGCGGCACAGTCAATCTTCAACCTTAGCTCTGCATCAAGGGCTAAAATCAGTTTGACCGAGACTGATTTGGATGCAATGTCGGAGGCGTTAAACACTGGGACGCCCCCCCAGACTATTGAATACAAAAAAGACGGAAAGTTCTTCCGCGTGATGAAAAGGAGCTGGGCATGAGGCACGACAAGCCAGAAGAATTAGCGGCGCATGAGAAGATGATGAAGGAG